TCTGTACATCCCTTGCTCAACTCCAGACTTAGGCTCGTTAGGTACTTGGAATGTTTCTCTCATAGCAGCGGTTGGAGAGGGCGCTCCTATTAATTGCAAAGGAAGCGAAGCTACTTCTGGAACAAAGCCAAGAAGCCCTGTAGCTCCTGAACTTGCGCCACCTAAAGCCGCTTTAGCTATATTTTTACCTGTTGTTTCAGGGACTACTGGTTTACTGCTGCCTTGAGCTTCTTGAATACGACGGTCAAGCTCTTCATCACTTAGTTGTGTGTAGTCTGTAGACATTATTTCTTTCCTGAATCTCGTCTTGCTTTTTCTGCTAAAAGTTTATCTAGTTCACTTGGACCAGCACTAAATGAGCTTGTTACCATTTTAGGTCCTTTATAGTTTCTAAACGTACCATCGCTAGCAACATAGCTAGTCATCATATCTTCATTTATCTTTTGACGCTGTGAGAATTTATCACGCATTTGATTTAAGAAGATTAAAGACGCTTGTGGGTCATCACTGTTAGACGCAAACTGAGCAAGAGATGCTTGGAAGTCTTTGTCGGTAGGATTAACACCAAGCTGTTTTGCAATAGCTGCTGCCAGTGCGTTTTGATTTGCTTTGAATGATTTTGAATTTGCTAACGCATTAATTAAATTTTTGTCAGCTAATCCAATAGTTGCTGCAAAAGTACCAGCAGCTGTTCTAGCGTCTGCTCCAGTACCTGCGATCATTCCTTGCTGAAGTGCATTTACTTGTTCGTCTAACCTTTCTAATACAGTATATCCATAAGATATGTTTTTTTGTAAGTCTTCCGCCTGCTTAGCTTCAACCGCTAATACATTTCTTCCACCTTTTGGAGCCGCTGCTGCAGCTACATTTTGTTTTGCACGAATTAACTCATTTGAAAAAATCTGTGCGCCTTGCTGTGGACCGTATTGTGCTTTTAGTTCCTCAAGACGTATACGCTGGGCTTCTTCCTCTGCTTTTGGAACTTTTTCAGTCAATGCTTTTTGTGCTTCAGCGTAAGTCTTTGTTTGTAATGCCATTGCTTGGGTCATCTCATCAGCACGTTTAGCAGCCATCATAGCCTCATTAGGAGCAATCTGCTGTAACGCACGAGAGAACTCACGCATCCCTGTTGGAGATGTTAAATCAAACTGTGTTGACAGTTGTTTAATAGCAGATGCTTTTTGTAGCTCTGTATCTCCACCCATCAATCCTGTAGCTGCTCTTCCTAGTTGAGACCCTCCAAGATATGCACCGTATTGTGCCTGCTCTGCAGGTCGAAGATTAGCAAACTGATACGCTCTATTAACATCTGCAGCTTGTCTAGCTTGTGCTAACTGTTGCGGGTCAACCCCAAATAAACCGCTTACAATAGTATCTGCCATAATATTTCCTTATAAATTATTTGAATTATAGCTTAGCCAATCTGAACCGCCTTGACTGTACAACTGTTGCTGTTGTGCTGTTTGTCCAGATGATGGTATGCTAGATAGATAAGCATTTTGTTGTCCATAAGCACCTTGAGGTGTTCCGCCATAGTTTATCATATTATTGAACCATGTTCCTAGTTGGTTTGTAGAGCCAGGTGTTATAGACGATCCAAGCCCTGTCAACGCAGCTCCTGCTGGACTATAAGCGTTTGCACCGTATTGTGTCTGTGCTGCTGCAAGACCGCCTTGCAACAGTGATGCACCAACCGCTTGTCCTGCAGTTGCTGTACGACCTCCGAGCTGTGCGCCAATATCGAGTGATTGTTGTCCCATGCCTTCGATTGTTCCAGCTAATCCAAGTTGTGTTTGTAATGGACCATAACCAGCAGTTGTTAGTGTTGGTACTTGTCCTAGTAATGTACCACCAGTTCCTAATAAACCTGCACCAAACTGAGTACGCTGCTGTCCATATAAATCAGCATTAGCTGCAAGCTGTGCTTCTTGTTGAGCTAAAGCGTTATAGTATGCCTGTAGTTCAGGATTCGACGGAGCATTTCCAGTCCCTGTTTGAACACCTAAACCAGAGCGACCAGACCCAAATAAACCGCTTCTTACTTTAGTTAAAGCGGCTTCTTGACTAGGGGCTAGTAAAGCTCGTTGTTGTGCTAAATAGTCAGCAGCAGCTTGTTGTGGAGACGTAGCTAGATATTGATTACCTAAGCTAAATAGTCCTTGTGCGCCTCCCATCAACGGCTGAGCAGCCTGTCCTATTGCTTCTGGACTGTAAGCTCCTGCCTGTGATAGCATTTTATCACGAATTGCTTGTAACTCTGGTGTTAGCTCATACGAAGCCTCTTCAGGACCATACGGACCTTGGACAAACTTAGACGAACCAAAACCAGTTGTTACACCAATAGGTCTAAACTGCTGTGCTTGTGCAGCTTGGTCGGCTGCATATCTTTGTGCGTCAGATGCTGTATTCGCTGCTGATTTATTTGCTTCGCTTGATATGTAACTACCAGCTATTGTTGCTGCTGCTGCTCCTGCGGCGGCTCCCCATGGCATACTATACTCCCTCTTTCATAATTAGTACTTCATCTACTTTGTCTGGATCGGTTTCTTCTGTAGCGTGTATGCAAAACCAATGTGCATCCTCTAAAGCTGTTATTGAATGGTTTAAATGCTTTTTTATTGTTAAACAAGCTGGTGCGGTAAACTCTTGTATTCCTTCATCTGTTTTAACTTCCACTTTACCCTGTGCCAAAATACTTAAATGGTCATAAGTGTGTGCATGGCTTAATGCAAAATAACCTTTAGGTAGCATCATTTGTTTAGCATATACACCGTTAGAAAAATGATGTTGAGTTCCTAAATCTACTTCAAATGTTCCTTGAAGCTCTTTAAACTGTTCAGATACGGTGAGCATTTTTATCCTTATACTTTTCTGTTCTTATACATATAATCATGGCTATTCTGTCTGTATCTGTATTGTTTGTAACCCAATGTGGATTAGAGTTGTCAAACCACCATGCTTCTCCTTCTTTAGCGTCTATATCTCCATCATCAAAACCAAAAATAGCGCCTTGTTTAATTAATACAGGTACAAAAAACTTATCATAATACTGAGCGTGCCATCCTGAATCTGTGTGTCTTGCTATATGTCCATTAGGTGGTAGTTTAGTTATCAAAATACCTCCCAATCTTTCTCCGTCTACTTTTCTCATTAAATCAAATACTACTTTTTTAACAGAAGGTATTTTGTCTATCACTGGATACCAAATAGAATCATGCTCTGCCTCAAACCCAGTTAAATCGCCTTTTTCTTCAAAAGGTTTTACATCGTTATATCTAGCCCATATATCAGACATTTCTGAATGAGGTGAGTTCGTAAATGTCCTTCTATAGTTATATTTATCAAACTCATCATAATTTTTTAAAATTTCTTGTTGTAGTGTAGTAACATCTAAGTCGTTACAAACAAGTTCATGTGATCTAATCATAATAGCTGTGTTATTTTAAAGAATGACTACTGGTACTTTGAAACTCATTAACGCAGCTCAACAGTTTGAATTGTTCCTGCGTTAATGTCTGTTATTACGTAAGTAGCACCGACAGGAATAATAACACTACCTACAGAGTTAGAAGGTCCTGTGTCAGTCCCTGAGATTGAAAAATAAAAAGCCGTGCCTCCATCAATAGAGATAGTTGCTCCTGTTGTATCAGACCCTGAATTCCTTGAACTTCTAATTAGAAAAATAGGTATTCCTGTGTCGTTTGTATAAGTTGTTCCTGAAGTTCTAGTCACTACTGTCCATGTTTGTCCTACACCTACAGCAGGAACTGCAGCAGAAGTCCAGTCAGTTCCATCAGAAGTCAGTACATTGCCAGATGTTCCTGGAGCAACTGCAGTCATTGCTGATGTACCATTCCCGATTACAACACCAGTCAAGGTAGAAGCACCTGTACCGCCATCAGCAACAGCTAAGTCAGTAATACCTGCTATAGAACCACCTGTGATTGCAACATCATCTGCATCTTGAGTAGCCAGTGTCCCCACATTTAAGTCATCAATCGCAGCTTTAACAAACGCAGTATTGGCTACTTGGGTTGTGTTTGACCCAGAACCAGCTGTAGGCGCTGCAGGAGTGCCTGTAAAGGTAGGGCTATTGATGTCTGCTTTAGACGAAACAGAAGAAGCGATAGCTGTAAACTCAGTATCAATCTCTGCACCTTTAATGATCTTACCAGAGTTACCGCTAGGAAGACTATCCTTAGCAGTAAAATTAGTTGCCTTAACGTAATTACTCATATCTTATCCTTAAACTATTTTCTTACCTGCTTTGACCGCCAAGTCTATCTTTTGAATAGACACTGGATTTCCTAATATGTCTGCTTCTAATCCTACTTGCATGACAGTGCCTTGACCACCAGCATTGATACTAAACCGATCTAAAACAATGCCTGAACTATATTCACCGATGTTATACTCATCAATGTTATATTCAGACACAACAGCAGTGTCTAATGTGTATGTTGTTGCTTGATAGCCTTCAGTATAGTCAAAACCCCACTTAACCGCTACTGACTGGTTTGTACCGCCAATTAAGACCCATCCAATCTTCTTTAGAATCTTTAATGAAG